CAACAAAGGCAAAGCATACAAAATGCTAATGAAAATCTTATCCATACAAAAGAACTTAGTTTCTAGCACAAAGATAGTAAACTACTTCGAAACAGACACCAAATCCTTAACAGGACCCATAACAGCATCCCAATAAACAGATAACGGCATAGTAGACAAATTAGCGTCTTTCACACGTCGCTCTATTATATCATTGTGCATCTTAGCAAGCTCTTCTGCTCCAGACTTAGAAAATTCAACATAACCAAGCTCTTCAGAAACGAAGAGAAACACATCTTTCGTCTCTAGCTTATAAGGAACAGACAAAAAATTCCTCAACTTCTGTTGTTTAAAAGAATCCAAAGCTGAATCAAGCTGTACACTATGCATAGTTCGAGCCATATTCAACTGCTCTTGCTCAATAGTAGACCGAATCTTATTAAGCTCAATATCCGAATTTATCTTCTTAATCTGATAAGATGATATCAACTTATCAAGATTAATTCTTGCATTAAATTCATTGACACGTTGCTTCATAGTCTCATTAAACTGACGAGTATTCTCTTTAAGGTTAGCATCTTCAATCTTTTCTCTAGATTTTATCTGCTCTTCCTGCAACTTCGAATCAGCCTCAAGCTTCTCAGTCTGCAACTTAGCATCAGATTCAAGCTTCTCGGTCTGCAACTTCTGAGTCGAATCAATCTGCTCTTTCTGCATATCCTTACTAGCTTGTATCTTATCCTTTTCCAACATCGCGCCGACAATAGTCTGCACCATCTGAAGCACTCCTTGTGTATCGATCGGAGTAGTATGGGCAGGCTGGGGAGCATTACCGACAGCGGACTGTATAACAGCACCGCCATTAGCATACACGAGATTAGGATTCAATCCAGCCGCACGCAAGCGAGCCATTTGAGCAACGGGCGCATTATATGCGTTCATCTTATCTTGCATCTCATTCATCTGCCTGTACTGTTTCTCTGTACGAGCATCAGACCAAGCATTATTTATAAGACCTCCGACAAGACTAGCGCCTGCACCTGCAAGACCTGCAATAGTAACGGGATCCATAACTTATCACCTTAAAACATTACCGTCATAACGAGCTAGAGGACGCAATACGTCCACATTATTGTAAGTCACAGACAATACGTGATTATCTACAGGCTTAAAATCATCATAAGGCACAACAGAATAAAATCCATCCTTGAAAGAAACTAAACTCTGAAAGCCTTTTTCTCCATCTTTGAATAAAGCCATAGAAGAAGGATCCATAGCATTAGTTAACTGAATAGTCTTACGAACATCAAGCAAGAACGGATAAGTCTCATCGCCTAAAGAAATAGAAGATAACATACCTAGAGAATGACGATCTGAAAAATCATCTTCATGAATATCGATAATAGTATCTCTAGTCAATCTATTAACACGAGATATATCAATACCTACAGTCCAAGTACTGAAATAAATATCTTCATCTTGAGATAGTTCATCACTAAAAACTCCAACCTCATCAACATCTTCAAAGGATGACAACTTACCAAGAAACAAAAACTTCGGATCCTTAGCAGGAAGAACATCAGCTTTAGCCATAGAGAATGAAATATCCATTCCTTTCGTTAAAGAACTCTTAGGAATCCAAGCATATCCATCAAGCAAAAACTTAGAAGCAGTAACAGCACCAACACCAAGGATATTACCAATCATAGATATATGACAAAGATCAGCACGCTCATGACGGAACGAAAATACACGATTATCGGGATGACAAGTCACAAAATCAACTGATAGCTTCTCCTTGCTTATATCTCTAGACATATGCCAATAATCAAGCGAACGCTTAAAATCACCAGCAACTATATCATTACCATAACGATACTCATCATAACGAGGTACATAACCAAAAGCTTCATCTTTTGGTCGTGCAACATCAAGTTCACGAGCCTGTATCTCTTGATAACCGAGAGCAGAAAAATGCGGGTTAAAGAAATCAAAGTAAGTCCTACGAGTAAATAGCTTAGGACAGCCACCTATATTTGACGGACGCGGGCGCACAAAGTGAAGACCAATAATTAAGCCGTGTTCATAAACATCATACTCGATCTGACCCGTACGATTAACTGATACTGACTTACCGTAACTCTCACCAACAGAACCAAGCTCTGACGGGGCAGTTTGATCCACATCAGACACGTTAAGAACATAAGAGTCACCGCCTAGATACTTAGGTATTTGAACTCTAGCGTCCAAAGGTTCAACGCCAAAGAACTCCTTAATATAATTCACATACTTACCACCAACTCTCAACAACCTCTCTCGGAAAGACTGCAAACGCTCAGCGAGACGCATCTCTGGCACAGTAATGGTATTATTGCCGTCCATATCCAGCTGTACCATATTGCCGTACTGAGTAGAAGTCTTAGCAGAGGTAAAATAATCAAGTCCCTCATTAACGTACATCACATTACCAATGTATTTGCGCAACTCAGCACTAGTAAAGTTTTCAGGGCGCAATTGGTCAATATAACGCTTATCAAGGTCTGACCTCATATAGTAATGATTATATATAAGGTAATAAGCAAGTAGGGGAGTAGCATTAAGATCCTTAATCACATTATCGGGGTGAGTACCATCTAATGACGATGCAAGACCAAAATACTCCAACAAAGGTTTCTCCAAAAACAATTCCTTCAGAGTATGCGCAGTATATTGTAGATACTTATCCATACCTGGCACAGTATTACCGCTATCGGGATCAGTCAACAACTGCTCATAATTAGGTATCAACAGACGATAAGGCACATAATAGTACCTCTGGAAGTAATCGAGACGGTGCATCAACGGAGATAACATAGGCTGGAGACGCACAAGCGTACTAGACTGTACGCGATACTTATCACCTGGTACAACCTCTTGGCAGAGAAACGGGATTAATTGACCCATTTCGAAACTCGACCGAACTTCGTGGTCAAGTGAATACTTAGTTAGATTTGGCATAGCTTATAGATCTTCAATGAGTGAATAATTAAGCAGTTTGGCAAACTCCCAAATGGAGGGCGTCCAACCTTGTTCAACGTGCCACATCGAATAGAGTAACACAACATACTCGAGAGTAGTATTTATATCCTCATCTTCATTCAGCAACTGAGAAACAAAGGATATATAAGCAGCGGTATCATTACCATCTTCTTTCGGCGCCCAATATCGTATAATATCACGAGGTGTTTTTGCGTCGTGAAGATTACGATAGTTATAGACGAGGAGAAAAGCGGCGCGAACACCGTACTTCATCTCCGAGAACTGACAGAAGCCATTCTTAGGCTCTGTCTGACCTTTCCAATTATTGGCAGGGTTATACCGTATATTAAACGGATTATTTCGATACTTACAAGTGTTCATAACACAATCAGATTAAGAAAGAAAACCATCCGAAAGCAACACAGACAACAACCACTGCAAACAAGAGCAGGATTAGAGGGATACGGAACTTACGCAACTTTGCGAAGAATCCGAGTTTAGGTTTGAGAAAACTCATAGTTACAAAGGGGATTTTTTGTTATTAGCGCGGATAATGGTAGACTTACGGTCTTGTATGTAGCGCGCATTTTCCACATACTGTTTTACAGTTAAATTAGCGTCAGACGCGATATCAGAAATACGGGCATATTTAGCCTCGGGCGATATATCGGGGGTAATAGCTTCGCGCCATATCTCTGGCACAAGCTTTCTAAGGTAGATACGCGGTAGCGTATAGGAGTGACCTCCGATAACATAAGTAGGATACGATTCGCCTGGCTCTAGGTGATCCCAAAACCAGCGTATAAAAGCAGGCTCCCGCAGGAGCTGACAACCTAAGCCTTGACTAGCTACGATAAAGCTGAATTTCTTCAGATAGAATTCAACTATATACCGATGCTGTAGAGCTCTATTAGCCCACACATGATTAAATATATAATCGACTGAACGACCAGATACTTTAATTTGGCGGAACTGCTTAGTAACGTACTTAGATAGATAATGTATCCTCGCAGGAGTGACATAATCACACTGTATATTACCATTAGTCCAAATATCAGATATTAAACGGCGCATATCTGTGAGAGACATAGACCGATCTAAATACAGTATAACGTGATAGTGAGGACGTAGAGACTCATCGCCATACTCGTGACAGAGGAAATACCGAACTTTAGCAGGCTGTAACGCCTTGCGCAGGCGCTTAAGCCAGCGTTGATAATGATATTTCAAGGGCATTCGCAGTTGAGAAGAAGCGTGATACGGAAGACCCAGCAAGGCAGTATCATTGTATGTAAGAGTACAGAAGAACGCACTCTGTGAGTACTGTAGTTCAACCGTATTACGGAACATCCAGGACGAGCGCTTGTTACTTTGACAAGCGTAACAAGTACCGCAAGGGACTTTAATAAATTTACCCGTCTTTGGGTTCAAAACTTGTATTTGATTAACGCAAAGCATTTATCAGAATGAGTTTTATGTTTAGTTAAGTGTGAATATCAGGTTTGGAGTTTGGGTGTTTCACTCCTTTTGCCTACCTTCGCAAGCAAAGTTGAAATAACTCACTTTGCAT